CCGCGACCCGTCTACAAACGTGTCGTACGGCATCAAGTTTATCAACCAGCTGCAGTACAACAACATTGCAGTCAAGACCGTGCAGAGCACCTATCCGCAGGTGATGTTCGTCAACAATACGTTTCCAAACATCTCCATGTCGGTCTATCCGGTGCCAAATCGGGTGCTGGAGTTCCACTTTATTTCGGTGCAGCGGCTGTTGGACCCCGCGTCGCTCAGTACGGAAATCCTCATGCCGCCGGGCTACTTGCGGGCGTTCCGGTATAACTTGGCGCTGGAACTGGCGCCGGAGTTTGGCGTTGAGCCGGCGCCGGACGTGCGCCGCGTTGCGATGTACAGCAAGCGTAACCTCAAGCGCATCAACAACCCCAACAACGTTATGGCGATGCCGTACAGCATCATCGCCCGTCGCAATCGGTACAACATCTACGCCGGTAACTTTTAATGAAGACGCCGATCCTGGGCTCGTCTTACGTTGCGCGCAGCGTAAACGCCGCCGATGCTCGGATGGTGAACCTCTACCCCGAGGTCATCCCCGAGGCCGGCAAGGAGCCTGCGTACCTTCAGCGTTGCCCTGGTATGCGGCGGTTTATGCAAGTCGGCAGCGGCCCTATTCGTGGGCTGTACCCGCTTAGCGGCTCGCTGTTTGTCGCATCGGGTCAAGAGTTTTACAAGGTTGACGAGAACCTTAACGTTACTAAGCTGGGCGACATCGCGGGTAACGACGCCGTGTCTATGGCGGACAACGGCGTCCAGATATTTGTAGCCTGTAACCCGAACGGATACATCTACAACAACAACACCAACGTGTTCCAAGAGATTACCGACCCTGACTTCCCCGGCGCAGTCACGGTCGGCTACTTGGACGGGTATTTCGTATTTAACGAGCCGAACAGCCAGCGTATATGGGTGACGGCGCTGCTTGATGGCCTGTCGGTTGATCCGCTTGACTTCGCGTCAGCCGAAGGTTCGCCGGACGGCTTGGTATCCATCATCATAGACCACCGCGAAGCGTGGCTGTTTGGCACCAACTCCATTGAGGTCTGGTACAACTCGGGCGACCCCGACTTCCCGTTGACGCGCATCCAAGGCGCATACAACGAAATCGGGTGCCTTGCGCCGTATTCGGTTGCAAAACTGGATAACAGTGTGTTTTGGTTGGGGTCAGACGCCCGTGGACAGGGTGTTGTATACCGCGCACAAGGCTATCAAGGCGTGCGCGTTTCGACCCATGCGGTCGAGTTCGCCATCCAAAACTACACTGATTTGTCTGACGCCATCGCGTATACGTATCAGCAAGACGGCCACGCGTTCTACGTGCTGATTTTCCCGACGGCCAACACCACTTGGGTGTATGACGCCGCGACCGGCGCTTGGCATGAACGCGCAGCGTTTGAGAAAGGTCAATTCCGTCGCCATCGATCAAACTGTCATGCCCGTTTTAAGGGCAAGCCGATTTTGGGGGATTTCCAAGATGGCCGTCTCTACGAGTTTGACCTGCGGTATTTCCGCGATGACACGCAGTTGCAGAAATGGCTGCGGACATGGCGCGCGCTGCCGACCGGCCAGAACAACCTAACCCGTACCATCCACCACCAGTTGCAGCTTGACTGCCAGACGGGCGTGGGCGGGCTATACGACGACCCCGGCTTCCTTGAGCAACAAGCGCCTGGGTACATCTTGCAGCAAGACCTTGGCAACATCGTTGTCGAGGGCGAGCCGGAGAACAGCGTCGTTAATCCGCAGGTCATGCTGCGCTGGTCGGACGATGGCGGGCACACTTGGAGCTACGAGCGGTGGGAGTCGCTTGGGCCGATTGGCGCAACGCAGACCCGTGTTATCTGGCGTCGGCTTGGCGCAACCCTCAAGTCGCGCGATCGCGTGTACGAAGTATCTGCCGCCGACCCTATGGTGACGGCAATCATGGGCGCTGAACTCAGGATAGCCGGAACCAGTGCCTAATATCACTAACATTCCGGCGCCTCGCGTACCGTTCATTGACGAGCGGACGGGCCTCATTTCGCGCGAATGGTTTAGGTTTCTAAACAACCAGTTCACGCTGACAGGCGCAGGCACGACGCAGATTACGACGGCTGACCTTGAGTTGACCCCGGCATTGGCGGCTACGGTAGAAGACACCGTGCCGGTGCTGGAGTCGGAGATACAGGCGCTTAAACTGATGCCCCGCTATCCCGAACCCAACGTGGTAAATTTTGGGTCGTTTTTTTCAACCCAGACTCAAGCGGCGACCGTTATCAATACGGCTAAAGCCATTACTTACAACAACGCCGACACGGCGTATGGCGTCTACCGTGATCCGGCGGATAGCAGCAAAATCAAAGTTGCGCGGCCTGCCGTCTACAACGTGCAGTTCTCTATTCAGGTGGACAAGACTTCAGGCGGTAGCGGCAGGTTTTACATTTGGCCCGCCATCAACGGCACGGCGGTCGCCAATTCTGGGTCGTTGATTCAGATTCAGGGCAACGACGCCGAAATCTTCTCGGCTGCAAACTTTTTCTTGCCGCTATCCAACGGCGACTATTTTCAGTTATATTTTTCGGTGGACAGCCTTGACGTGCAGCTTCAGACGTTTGCGGCGGCTGCCCCCGTGCCGGCGATTCCATCCATCATATTGACCGTTATGCAGGTGTACGTATGAGCGTATTTCTTTCTCCTTTTGCCGGTGTCGGGGCACAGTTTTTCGACAACAACGGCAATATCCTGTCGGGCGGCAAGCTCTACACGTATGCAGCGGGCACCACGACCCCGCAGGCGACCTATACGTCGTCTTCTGGAGCTGCCCCTAATACCAACCCCATCGTCCTTAACGCCGCCGGTAGGACCGCTAATGCGGTCTGGCTGACGCAGGGTGCGTCATACAAGTTCGTTCTTCAGACCTCGGCGAACGTCACGATTGGCACGTACGACGACGTGTCGGGTGTTAACGACTTCAGCGTGCAGGGCATTGAGTGGGCGGACATCGCCGGTACGCCCGACACGCTGTCGGGTTACGGCATCACGGACGCCTACACCAAAACGGCCTCGGACGCCAAGTTTGCGCCGATTGCCAGCCCGACGTTTACGGGCACGGTTCTCATTCCCGATAACGCGCCGTCTAACACAAACTATGAGGCAGGCTATCGAGATGCGCCGCAGAACAGCAAAACGACGGGCTATACGCTGATTGCATCGGATGCTGGTAAGTCAATTTTGATGAACGGCACCAGCGTTACGCTCACAATCCCGGCTAACTCGTCAGTTCCGTTCCCGGTCGGCACGGTCATAATTTTTATTAATGTCAACGCGACTAACCTTTCGATTGCGATTACCTCAGACACGTTGACGTTGGCTAACAGCACGACGACCGGCACCCGAACGCTTGCCCGTAATGGCGTAGCAACTTGTATTAAGATTGCCGGTACGTCTTGGCTTATCAGCGGAGCAGGATTGACCTGATGGGCGGCGCGACCCTCGCAGCGTTCTTTAACGGCAGTGCCGGTGGCGCTGGCGCGGGCGTCTATGACGCGAGCGAACCCGGCTCTGGATCGGTGACGATTCCGGCTGGCGCAACAGGCGCGACGATTGAAGTTTGGGGCGCGGGCGGCGGCGGCGGTAGCGGCGGCACGTATTTCATCGCGCCTGGAGAGCCGGACATTTACGAAGGCGGCGGTGGCGGTGGCGGCGGGTATTCCAAAACGGTGCTTGTCCTTGGCGTTGGCGACCCCCTAAAAACAATCAATTTCACCGTTGGCACCGGAGGCGCTGGGGGCAGCGGTGGCCCGGCCACGGCGGGGACGTTCTCAAACGTCTACAGTGGCACCTACACAATTACGACCATGACGGCAAATGGTGGTCTGCAAGGCACTTCCACGCCGTCGTATACCCAAGGCGCGGGTGGTACGGCCTCTGGCGGTAATACGGTGCCAGGGACGACTGGCAACGGCGGAGCTCTGTTCACTAACGCCGGGGCAACAGGCATAGTTGGCGATAACAGTTTGACAGCCGGATATGGCGGCAACGGCGGTTTTGCCGAAGGCGAAAACGGTGGGAATGGCCGCGTTCGTATGGTCTTTACGTTCTAAGGTGACACATGGCAGTTAACGTACGAGTTTTAATTCCGGCCAAGATTGCGGAGTCTAGCCAGACGACGCAGTACAGCGCCTCGGGCGTGTCGGCCATCATCGACAAGTTTACGGCGACTAACTACGACACGTCGGCTCGGACCATTTCGGTCAACCTTGTGACGCAGTTTGATAACGCCGGCAACCAGAACCTAATCATTAAAAGCAAAACCCTGCTGCCCTCGGAGACGTACACGTTCCCCGAAATCGTCGGCCACGTGCTTGCTCCTGGCGGGTCAATTTCCACGATCGCGTCAGCGGCCACGGCCATCAACATCCGCGCTTCGGGTCGGGAGATTTCGTGATTGTCCGCAGCGCCATCGCCGAGGACTTGCCGCGTTACCTGCCGCTTGCGCAGGCGTTTCACGCGGCGTCCCCGATGCACGGCGTCATCCCGTTTGACGTGGACGGGTATTCAGACTTTTACTTACGCGCCATGCTCGACCCGACGGTTGGCGTCTGGTTGGCAGAAGATGAAGGCGTCGTTATTGGCATCGCCGGCGCATTGTTCTACCCTATGTACTTCAGCCCGACCAGTATGGTAGTGCAGGAGCTGTGGTGGTGGCTAACTCCCGAAGCGCGGGGCAAAGGGGCAGGTCAGGCTATGTACAAAACGATTGAATCGTGGGCAATCGCAAAAGGCGCCGCCGCGCTCTTTATGATTGCCCTTGAAGATGAACGCGCAGATAAGATGGCCAGTCTTTATGCGCGAAAAGGCTTTCGTCCTATGGAACGCACGTACATTAGAGAGGTGGCGTAATGGCCATTGGAACCGCAGCAGCAATTCTTGGCAGCGCCGTTATCGGTGGGGCTGTCGCATCGCGGGGGGCTAGCAAAGCCTCCCGAGCGCAGACTCAGGCCGCCGATCAAGCGGCGCAGTTGCAGCGAGAGATATTTGAACGGCAGACGGAGCTGCAAGAGCCGTTTCGTCAAGCGGGCATTACATCGCAGAATGAGCTGATGCGGATGCTCGGCCTTGGTGGCGAAGCGGGCACACCGGGCTACGGGTCCATTGGCGCGCCGTTTACGGCGGAGCAGATGGAAGCCGACCCCGGCTACGCGTTCCGTCTTGCGGAAGGCGAGAAGGCGTTGGGGCGTATGCAGGCCGCGCGCGGGCAGTATTTGGGTGGCGGAGCAATCCGCGCCGGTGCTCGATACGGGCAAGAAATGGGTTCGCAGGAGTACATGAACGCCTTTAACCGCGCGCAGGCGCTGATGGGCACGCGCCTCGGCGCGCTCGGCAGCCTCTACGGTGCGGGACAGGCCGCCGCGCAGCAGGTGGGTCAACAAGCGGGGCAGTACGGCACCAACGTCGGTAATTTGCTTATGCAAAGCGGTCAGGCTCGCGCGTCGGGCTACCTTGGCCAATCAAACGCGCTGTCGCAGGCGCTGGGGCAGGGTGCTATGGGGTACGGCCTCTACCGGGGCGGCTATTTTAACCCGCCCGCTGGCGGCGCGCCCGGTGCTGGCGCCGCCGGCGCTGCTGGCTTGTTGGGAGGACCGTAATCATGGCAGTTATCGGTGCAACCCAGTTGGAGCCGGTCAATGTCCTCGGGCAATACGTTCAGGGGCTAGAAGCGGGGCGTGGCGCGCGCAAACAACGTGCGGCGGACGAAGCCGCTATGATGGACGCGCAACGCGCTGCCGAGCTGCGCAACTTCCTTACGGCGACTCCTGATTTAACTACGCCTGAAGCGCAGAACCAGCTTATGCGGTTTGGCAAACCTGGCGCCGAAGTGGCAGCCTCGTTTGCTGACATTGCGGGCAAGCGCGCCACGGCAGAGAAGACCGGCCTTGAGGCTCGCGGCCTCGAAGTTAAAATAGCCGACGAAAACTATGGCCGGTTCCAGAAGATGCTCGGCGATCTGGCGTATGGCGACGCGCCGCCTACTAAAGCGCAAGTGCTTGATAGCCTAGACTTTATGATTGCACAGGGCACCCTTGTGCCGCAGTTCCGCGACTACGCAGTCAACACGTTGCCTGAAGACCCGGCGCAACTTCAAGCGGTGCTGCGCGGGCAGTTTTTGTCACAAGTGCCGCCGGCGGAGCGGGCTAAGTTGTTTGTGCCGATGTCGCGCGATGTTGAGGCGCAGAGAATGCGCATTGCTGGTGCGGGGGCTGCTCGCACCACGATTACCATGCCGGCGGCCAGAGAGTTCAGCAAAACGCTGGGCGAAACGGCAGCCAAGCGGCTTGATGATTTCCGTACGAAAGCCGAGTCAGCCGTATCTTCGCTGCAAAATTCTGAACAACTTTCGCCGCTATTGGACGATCCGAAGTTTATTTCGGGCACGTTTGCCAATGCGCGGACGGCTGTGGCTAAAGCCGTTGGTATTGACGTGTCAGCAACCGAAGCTTACTTTGCTGGCGTTGGTCAGCAGGTCGCGGAACGTATTACAGCGTTCGGTGCCGGTACGGGCCTTTCGGACGCTGACCGCGAGTTTGCCAAAAAGATTGCGGCGGGCGAGGAGACGCTTGACGTTAACAGTATCCGCCGAATCATCCGCATCAACAACCAGTCGGCTCAAAATGTCATTGATCGGTACAACACCGAGCGCGGTATGTTGGCTAAGAAAGAGCCTGAAGTGTTGAACTACTATCCCGAAATCAATGTTTCCCGCCAGGTCAAACGTCGCGGTACATTGAATGGCCGCTCCGTGGTTGAATACACGGACGGGAGCGTTGAGTATGGCGATTGACCCCAGCAAGGTTAAGTGGGACGCTCCCGCTCAACCGACCACGGCCCGAAGAAGCGCGCCGATTGACCCAAGCAAAGTTGCTTGGGAGGCGACCGAAGGGCGCGGCGCGGTAGGCCAAGAGTCGGCTGGCCGCACTTGGGCACAGGTTGGCCGTGAAGCTATCAGCAACGTTCCTGAGAGCGGGATGAAGTTGCTTAAAGGTCTTTACACTGCTGTTACCAGCCCCGTCAAAACGGTAAACGAACTTGCTGAAGTGTTTACGGGCGCGTACATACGATTCCTTCCGCCCGAGTGGATAGCCCGGCCCGATATAGCGCAAGGGTTTATTGACAAGGCTAATGCTGTCGGTGGCGCATACCGCGACCGTTACAGCAGCGTCGAAGCGTTTAAGAACACCATTGCAACGGACCCCGTTGGCTTTCTCGCTGATGTGTCCACGCTAACGGGTGCAGGCGCCGCCGCCGCGCCAGGTCGCGCCGGACAAGTGCTCGGCACTGTTTCGCGTGTTACGGACCCCACGCGCGTTGTTACGGCACCTGTGGCGGTTGCCGGTCGCGCTGGCGTCAACGCGCTGGAACGCGCAGCAATCGGTGGTAAGGCTAATGTGCTACTTGAAGCCGCTGAAGGCCGCGCACCGGAAATCATCAACGCGCTGCGGCAGCCAGAGATTGTGCCGGGCGCTACGCCGACGGCGGGCGAGGCGGCAGCCGACGTAGGCGCGACGCGCTTCGCGGCGTTACAAGAGTCGGCAGAAAAGGTTCTGCCGTCTGAGTACATGGCCCGCCGTCAGGCGCAGGACGCCGCGCGCGCGGCGGCTATCCGCGAGGTGGGTGGCACGCCGATTCAGCTTGAGACGGCGCGTAAGGTGCGTGACGCCACGGCTAAGACCAACTACGGCGTCGCAGGTAAGCAGCTTGTAGACGTGGATGAAGTGTTTGCTGATCTGTTGTCGCGTCCTTCCATGGACAAGGTAATGGCCCGCGCAGCCAACATCGCTGCGGAGCGCAAACAACCGTTTGTGATTGGCAAAGATATGCCCGAGCAGCGCATTCCGTCGTCTATCCTTGGCCCCGGCGGTGCGCCGGCGCGAGAGGTGATTGTCCCTGCGCAATCCGCGCAGTACCCCGTGCAAAGCCTGCACTACATAAAAATGGCGTACGACGACCTTATCCGTGACCCGGCGATGTTTGGCATTGGCAAGACCGAAGCTGCTGCGGTTGCAGGTACTCGCGCCGAGTTCTTAACCTGGTTGGAAGGTAAGGCCAGCGCGTACAAAGGCGCCCGCGAGACATTTGCGCGGCAAAGCGGCCCAATCAACCAGATGGAAGTTGGTCAGTATCTTGAAAGCAAGTTGACCTCAGCTCTGCAAGGTGAACAGAAGCTCCGCCCGGCAGCCTTTGCGGGAGCCGTTGAAGCCGCGCCGCAGACAATTCAGCGTGCTGCGGTAGGCGCTCCACGGTATCAAAAACTTTCCGACGTGTTGACGCCCGATCAGGTCAAGATTGTCGAGGACATTCGCAAAGACTTGGCACGTCAGGCGCTTTACCGCGAGCAAGCTCGCGCAGCCCGTCCCGCCGGCCCAAGCGCCGAGCGCGCCGGTACGGAGCTCTTGGTTGAAGCCGCTGGGGGCGCGCAGTTGCCGACGTTGCTCAACCGCGTGACAACCGTGGCCAACGCTATCCTCAAACGGCTTGCGGGCAAGATTGACCGCAAACTTGCCATCGAGATTGCCACTGACATGTTGCAGCCGGAGACGGCGGCGTTAGCCCTTGAGGCTGCGCAGCGTCGCGCTGGCGCGGTCCAGACCGCAACCGGCGCAGTCCGTGCAGGTGGCGCAGCCGCGCAGCGTGCGGCAGCGCCCGCAGCCGTCATTACCAACGCGCTCGCTGGAGCTGAAGCGCGCCAAAACGCATTAGCCCCCTAAGGAGACGATTATGCCCCCGGCAATTAAAGGTGCGCTTAAATCCAAAACGGTGTGGTGGAACGTTGCGCTGGCGCTGCTTGCCAGCCTAGAGATGTTTGCCGGTCACTTGACGACGTTGTTTGGGCAAGACGTTGCGGCGTCAATCTTGCTGGTTGGTGCGGTCACGAACTTGGTGCTGCGCACGATTACAACGCAGGCGCTTGCAGATAAGACGTGACGGTTGAAACCAAGGACTTGCGCCTGCTCAAGACGGACTACGGCTACAAGGTCAAGTCGGTCGCCGATCGGGTAACAAGATTAGAAAAACGGATTGATTGGGTTGAGAAGCTGTTGTGGCTGTCGGCGGGTGCGCTGATAAGTTGGCTTGTTACCCTAGTGCTACGGAGCGTGTAATGGACGACGGGCAGATTCTTTTTAACATCGCCATTGGGATTGCTGGCGTGTTTGGCGGGTGGATTCTTAACAACATTAGCCGCAGCATCGAACGATTGGATCGTGACGTGCGAGTGCTGCCGTTGACGTACGTGACCCGTGCCGACTACCGCTCCGACATCGACGACATCAAAACGATGCTTATGCGCATAACCGACAAGCTAGACGCCAAGGCAGACAAGCCGTGACGCTAGGCCAAAAGCAGCGCGTGTATGCTCGCTTGGTGGCCAAACTTATCGAAAAGGCTTACGAGCTGGGCTATGAGGTCTCACTAGGCGACGCCTATAGAGACCCCAAAGTCCACGGCGCCTTGGGCGTACGTAAGTCCTACAGCCACCCAAATAGCGCCCATAAGGTGCGCTTGGCGATTGACTTAAATCTGTTCCAAAACGGCGAATACCTAGAACAGTCCGAGGATCACCGCCCGTTAGGCGAGTGGTGGGAGCAGCAGCACCCCTTGGCGCGCTGGGGCGGACGGTTCAACGACGGTAATCACTACTCTTTTGAGCACAACGGCGTAAAGTAGTGCCTTACTGGTTACTGAAGTACGCGCCCCATCTGGTTGCCGTCGCCGTACTGATTGCCGGCGCGGCGCTTGCTGTCCACAAAATCCGCGAGGGTGTACGCGATGAACTGGCGCCTAAAATTGACCGTCTGGAGACTGAACTACGGACCGAACGCGCTACTCGTATACGCGCTGAAATGGCTTCGAGCGCATACGCATCCGAACTGGCTGCTCTTGCTAGTCGTCCTGTTCGCAATACTCCTGTCCGGTTGTGCCGCCAGCCCGCCGCCGTGCCAGCCCGTAGCGCCCCCGAAGGAGCTGATGGAGCCGCCCCCACCGCCGGGAGCGGTGCAGGATCGGCTGGAGCAAATCTTGAACAAGGGCCAGACATCGGCCCCGACCTCCGCGAGCTAGCCGCCCAATGCGACGCGCAAAACGCAAAGCTGCGTGCGTTGCAACAGTGGGCGCAGCCAACGCCGTAACACGTAGCGACGGTATCCCCCGGCAATTCCAACTTGCCGGTCACATAATCAAAGTAAAAGTTATTTTGCCCTCAAAGTGGCGGCACGGCAAAAATTGTGTTGGAATGTGGCTTCCTGACAAATATGAGATTCATATTCTAAGTTCTTGTAAAGGCACGAATCGCCAGCAGGTTTGGGCTCACGAAGCCGTCCATGCGTTGCTTGATGTTGCGGGGCACGATGACTTGTCTCGCCAAGAGCAACTGGTAGATCGCCTTGGGCATCTACTGCAACAAATGCTTACTACGATGGAATAAACGATGGCTCGTAAAGTATCCGACGATCAGCTAATGAAAGCACTGCACGAAGCTAACGGAGTTAGAGCCGAAGCGGCGCGGTTGTTGAATGTCCACACCCGGTCCATCATGGCCCGAATCGACGGGCTTAAAGCCAAGGGGTTTGAGGTTCCCGACTCAACGTACAACAAGGCTACGCTGCCTGAGAAAGACTTTGAGTTTACCCCGCTGCCGATGGACGACGTGCCGATTGAGCAGCTTATTGAACACCGCAAGCGCCAGTTTGCGCATAAGCGTGACCACGAAGAAGCCAGTAAGCTCATCCCCGTACGAATCAAGATACCTGGCGCCATAGGCATCCTGTTCTTTGGCGACCCGCACGTTGATGACGACGGCACTGACATCGACGCGCTAGAGCGGCACACGCAACTTGTCTCCGATACCGACGGGTTGTTTGCCGTCAACGTAGGCGACACCACGAACAACTGGGTAGGCCGCTTGGCCAAGCTTTACGGCGAGCAGGGTACGTCAGCGGCGCAGGCTTGGCGTCTTGCCGAGTGGTTCGTAGGCCGATGCAACTGGCTCTGGATACTTGGCGGCAACCACGACTTGTGGTCAGGCGCGGGCGATCCGATGCGTTGGATTGCTAAACAGCAGGACGCGCTTTACAAGTCAAGCGAGGCGCGCATCGCGCTACGCTTCCCGAACGGGGCCGAGGTACGCGTCAACAGCCGGCATGACCACACCGGCTCGTCAATCTGGAACCCAGCGCACGGGCCGATGAAGGCCGCCATCATGGGCACCCGCGACCACATCTACGTCGCCGGGCACAAGCACGAATCGGCTTATTCGGTGCTTAAAGACCCGATTACGGGCATCGCCATGCACACAATGAAGGTCGCCAGCTACAAGGTTTACGATCGCTACGCCAAGGAACGGGGCTTCCGCGATAACGCCTTCAGCCCCTGTGCGCTCGTAACGATTAACCCGAGCCTGTCGCCAGACCATCCCGACATGGTAAAGGTCTGGTGGGCGCCCGAGGAGGGCGCGGAATACTTACGCTACCTGCGCGGGCGGGGCTAGTAGCGCCATCATCTCGGCTCGCTCTCGCGTCGCGCGCAGGGCGCAATACCGTTGGTGCAGCCGCTCGACAAACGTGACGCGCTGGCGGTCAACCAGCTCCACGTCGAGGAGGGCTTTGACCTCAGTTTCGGTCATTTGGTTCAATTGTGCGTTTAATTCGCGCCAGTTCATTTTAGCTCCCACATTGCTACGTCCGACATGGCGCGCTTGTCATGCAACGCCGCCCAAATCTTCTCGTCAATCGTCTTGCCCGTTTGCAGGACATAGACCCACACATCGTGCCGCTGGCCGCTACGGTGCAGCCGCCCAATCGTCTGCTCGTATTCCTCAAGCGACCAGGGCAGCGAGACAAACACCATCCGACAGCCGCCGTGCTGCAAGTTAAGCCCGTGACCCGCCGACTTTGGGTGGATCAATAGCAGCTCAACCTCGCCCCGGTTCCAGGCGTCAATCACGCCCGGCTCGTCAATCGTCCGCGCTTGCGGGTACCAACGCTTGAGCACTTCCAGCTCGGCTTGGTAATTGTAAACAATTATCGTATTGGCGTGTTGGTTTTCGTCGAGCAAGTCTTCTAGCAACTCTAACTTGTGGTCTGAAAACCACACCGTTTTCTGCGTTACGTCAAACTTGCCGGGGCGGTCCGACGCCGTGCGGGTCGTGTCGTAGACAAACCCCGAAGACATCTGCTGTAGCTTGGCCGTGACGGCGGCAGCGTTCGCTGCAATCGCCTGCGCGTCAGGAAACTCCACCATAAAGTCCCGTTTCATCTTCTCGTAAGGCTCGCGGTCAAGTAGCTCGCAACGTAACGTTACGGTGTGCAACGGCGGCAGTTTGTCTTTGTACTCGCCAGGCTCTAGCACATAGGTCGCGGGCTTGATCCGCGCCATCACCTGCGGCAACGCGCCGGTAGCGGGCGTCCACTCGCCATACTCTCGGTTGATGCAGATAAAATACTGTTGCAGAAAGGCGCCCTTGCTGCGTCCAAGTAGGCTTTGGTCGATGATTTTGCATTGCCCAAACACGTCCTCTAGGCCGTTTGACGTGAAGCTGCCCGTCAGCCCCCACCGAAGTTTAATCGGCTCTAATGCCTTCAGAATGGCTTTAAAGCGAACCCCCGACGGGTTCTTGAGGCGCGTCAGCTCGTCAAACACCACGCCGTCAAAGTCCATCTTCTGCTTAGCCAGCCATTGCAAGTTGTCGTAGTTGATGACCACCACACGGGCATCCGATTGCAACGCTTTTGTCCGCCACGCGGGCGAGCCTACGGCAACCGATAGGGTGAGATCGGGCGTCCATATAGGTGCCTCAACCGGCCACACGTGCTGCGCCACCCGCAGGGGCGCCACGACCAGCCAGCGCTTGACCACGCCATCGCGCAGCGCATCGCGCATGGCCGTAAGAGTAAGCGCCGTCTTGCCGGCGCCTACGGGCGCCAGCACCATCGCGCGGTCGTTGGCGTAGAGGAAGTCGGCGGCGTCAGCCTGATATGGACGTAACCCAAGCATCGACTTCCTCCGCGTTTGACAGCAGGGCGTACTTCTGCCGCAGCCCCACCATCTGTTTCGCAAACCGTTCCTGCAACGCCGTGCGCCTACCGCCGGGGCGCTTCAGCTCCACGAACCAAGTGTCGCCGTTTGGCAAGCAGACGATGCGATCCGATACGCCGCGATTGGCAGGACTGACAAACTTCCAGGTCTGACCCCCGGCGCGCTGCACCGCCCAATCCAACCGTTGCTCGATGTCTTTTTCTTTCATGCCCACACACTATCTTGTAACAGAAGGCTTGACAAGCCAAATCGTCCGATTTAGGCTTACGCAAACACACTAAAGGAGAGTCCTCGATGAGTCATAGCAACATAGTCGGCGGGTCCACCGCCAAGCGCGTGATTAATTGCCCTGGCAGCGTCGCGCTGTGCCAGCAAGTCCCCCCGAAGCCGAGCAGCAAGTACGCCGACGAAGGCACGCTGCTGCACAACGTCATGGCCGAGATTCTGGGTTCCGATAAGGAGCTGCGCCACACGCTCGACATGGAGTACAACGGCGTCAAACTTACCGGCGACCTAGTTGATGAGAAAGTTCGCCCAGCCATGGACGCAATCAATGAAATCGACCCAGATGCACAGCTTGAATTCGCAGTCGAACGAACCGTCAGCTTCGGTGATTTTCTGCCGGGTGTGTTTGGTTCTTGTGATCTTATCGGTCGGATTGGCAATCGCGCTATCGTATTGGATTGGAAATTCGGTGATGGCGTGGCCGTCGAAGTTGAAGAAAACTTCCAGCTTCTGTTTTATGCGGCTGCGGCGATGCGCACGCCGGAGCTTGAGTGGGTGTTCAAGGATGTCACCGAAATAGAGTGCATCATTGTCCAGCCCCCGCAGGTAAAGCGATGGGTTACATCGTTTGACCGCGTGCGCCAGTTTGAGCGCGAGTTGGCCTATGCCGTTAAACAGTCGGCTAAGCCCGACGCGCTGCTCAAGATTGGCGATCATTGCCGTTGGTGCGCAGCCAAGCCCATTTGTCCTTTGATGACGGGCGCCGTCGATCGGGCCATGCAGACGCAGATTAAGGAGTTGGACGCCGCGCAGCTTGGGCAGATGCTAGAGCGTGCGGCAGTGCTCGAAGATTGGATTAGCGACTTGCGCGGTCTTGCGATGCAGGTGCTAGAGTCAGGTAATCCGGTGCCGGGCTATAAGCTCGTCGCCAAGCGTGCCATGCGGCAGTGGCGCGATGACGAGCGCGCCAAGCAGGCGCTGCTTGCGCATCTGCCTTCAGAGGACGTGATTGAGACGACTGTGGTTAGCCCGGCTCAGGCGGAGAAGAAGCTTAAGAAGCTGAAGCTCCCCCTGCCGGATGACCTCGTTGTCTCAGTCTCGACGGGCAACACGATGGCGCCGGAGAGCGATCCCCGGCCCGCCGTGCT